GATTTCTCCATGAACCGCATCGGCCATTCGTCTACGGCGAGCTCCTCGAACACCACCCCTGCGACCAGATATTTGATGCCTGGGGATATGAACCGGAAGAGGTTGGACTTGCTCTTTATCCTAACGACGTATGTCATGGTGTTTAGTGTCCGGTGGATTTCCATTCGCGCAGGATTTCGTCTATGCGCCGTTGAGTTGCCGGGGCTTGGAATTCGTACAGGCGAAGGATCAGGCTCTCGGCTTCTCGCCCGGTCGAGATCGTTGCCACCGGGTATTTGACCATCCTGATTATCAGATCTCCATTAGATTGATAGGCATACAGGTCATAGGCATCCTCAGAGTAGTAGGAGGAGTGCTCGGGGAATAGGTATGTGTATTGGGGCATGGTGGTTGAGGTTAGGGGTGTTGGGTGTTGGCGCTTTCCCATGCGGCTAGGACATCCAGGATCGTGTGTTGAGTTTGGCCGTGTTGTTCGTCGTAGAGGCGGAGTAGCATGTGCGCCGCTTCTCTTCCTTCTGCGACTTGCCACAATGGGTTACCGTTGTCGTCAATTGTGAGCTCTCCCTTAAAGGACACCGCGAACACATACGACATGTCCGCCTTGATATAGCGAAGGAGTGAAGAGTCTAGGGTTGCGGTTATCGCCATGTATGCCTATAGACACGGTAGCACAGGGAGGTGGGGAGTGTCTATGCGTAGCGAAGATACGCCTGGATGATCGAGTCAAGCTTGCGCTTTCCGTACTCACCCTGATCTTCGCGTAGGCGAAGTATGAAATGCATTGCTTCCCTGTTGGCTGAAATCGATCCAGGCCCGGACCCCTCTATCCACAGCTTCCCATTGTTAAAACAGGCGAACGCAACCTGTCTGGGCATTGATGCAAGTTTGAGAATAGGGGATGTCATCGGCGTGCAGTGTTCCATGTATACCTATAGACACCATAGCACGGTGGATTGGATGGTGTCTATGCGTAGCCAGGGCTACGCCATATGAAGATGGTACCTAAAGAGAAGGTGGGGGTGTGCCATGTGGAGATGGATGGGAGGTGGGCGTGGCGAGGTGAGGATGGGGTGGGGGTGGTTTTAAGGGGGGTGCTCGGATGAGCGGAATACTATGCATAGCACAGCCAGCGCGACCCGGCCTAATCCCCCTCCCCGCCCCCAGTGGGGGTCTCGGTAGGCGTGGTGGCATCAGGTGCTACGGGGTCGAACGTGGTGTCCACTGTTTCGCCATCGCCTAGTGTAGGCGTTGAAACTCCAAGCAAGGAATGGAGCCTTGCCCCGATCAAGTCAATCAGTGATCCCGCTACAGCTGCGTTCGCCTCATTCGCTTGCGGCTCTTCAAACACGGAAGCAAACCTAGTCTTCCCAGCTAGCTCCAATGCCTTTAACCGTGTGATGTCGGATTCCGTGTTGGCGGCAGTGTCCGTTATCCCCTTCATGATCCAGTTTCGGAATCGATCCTTGTCTTCCCACAATCGCGCGCTTTCAGTCTCCCTTAACGATGTTGCCAGTATTGAAACCTTATCGTTCTGACACGCTTTCGTCGCGGCCACCTGCAGCGCGTTCGCACTCTTCCCCTTCCATCCATAAACCTGACGATACGCTTCTACCTTAGGTATCCCTCCGGCGGCCAATGCCCTAGCAAGCCTCACTTGTTTCGGAGTCATACCCTTTTCCAACTCCACAATCGTGTCCGATGGTTTCCTACGTGCCATATCCCTATTGTGTTCCACGTGGAACGTTCCACACAGTCTATTTCCTAGACAAACTTCCCTCCATTAAAATTCCTTAATAATCGCTATGTCATTGAAAACACACAGTTTCACACAGTTGCACTCCATGTTCATGGTTCGTTAGGATAGTCTACGTAGGGCGGCAGTGAACTAGCAAGCACTACACTGATCATTGACAACTGAATATCCCAGGCAGCACCTATCGCAAGTGAGCATACCTAAGCGATAGGCGACACACTGCAAGCCCCAAGGGGTACTGGCAATCAATAACTACATATCGGCAATCAATCCACGCGCGGGTTGTTCCACGCAATTGCCCATAAGAGTGTAACGGTACCGATAAGGCTCAGGATAGGGAGCTAACGCAAGTGATCCTGATTCGCGCCATACAGTGAGCGCGAATGAACATAACTGAATCGAACGCTACCTAATGTCGATAACGTGAGCATACTGACAGACGTTGTATGCAGGTAGCGTTTCAATCGAGTGGTTTATATGTTCCACGTGGAACATGTAGAACACTGAATTGAGCGTTTACAGACAGTGAACGCCGAACGTCTAGAATCTAGACAACCAACCAAACGGAGAATGAACACAATGAACAAGAATGAGGCTATCCAGATCATCACCCGTGGCGCGTCCAAACGCGCTGAGCTGTGGCTCGAAATGTCCCGCGCTATGGCGTGGTTTCGCGCTAATCAGGCTTACAAGCCTGAATATCGTAACGCGGCCACATGGCTTGAGGGTGAGTCGTTCGGGATATCCCGGGCGCAATATAATTTGATGGCGAACTTGGGCGAAGCACTCGCCTATATAAACACCACCACCGACGAGATGATCAGTGTTGGCGAATCCAGTATGTATCAGATTGCGCGTCTCGCGAAAGACGCGGAATCCGCCAGTCAGAATCGTGAAGCTGTGGCCGACCTCATCACTCGCCGGGCCGCGCGCAAGATTTCCGATAAGCAGGTAAAACAGGAAGTGGACGCTATCCTCGGCACTGGCAAGGTGAGTGGGGCCGCGCCCGAAGTGGGTGAGGACGCGCCCGAACAGGACTCGCCCGATGCTGGATGGTGGGCGGATATCTGCGCCATCAAGGCATCTTGCTCGGGAGACGAGAAGGCTTTCGGCCTCCTCATGCTAGAGCGGTACGGGCGCTAGAGTGTCTAGTTTGTAGACAAACAAAGGGGAAACGAAAATGATACTGGTAACCGAGAATTCTATAGAGACCTTCGAGGGGATTGCAGATGATGCCAAGGCTTTCGCGGCGCGTCTGCGTGGGAAATTCCCCTGCTTTATCGCGATGGCGTGGAATGGTTCGTTTCACGCTTCCGAATATCAGATAGTGGCAGTCTCGGAATTGCGGGACTGCGACGAGGGAAGCGTTGCGGTGTCGGTGAGCTGCGCTAAGGACGCGCGTAATGCATTCTTGATGCTCACTGAGGAACGGCGCGAAAAGGTCCGAATCGCGTTCAAAAACTCGCGAGAGTACGAGTACGCGCTGTAGTCGAAACGCGGGGAAACCCGCGTCTACGGGAAATAGCCTACCCGTACTGACGAGACAGGCTATCTAGAATCTAGACAAGAAAGTGAGAGAAAAATGAACAAGAAACTGATCCGGGTTTACGATGACGGCGCGAAACTGTATCGCGTCGAGCCATCTGAGCCATGCCGCGCCAATGGCGGGGAACACGAATTCTCCCCCGAATCCGGCGCGATGTTCGGGAGCAACGGAAACTGCTGCGCCCATTGCGGCGCGTTCTCCGGCGTGGAGGTGGAGGAGTAATGCGGCGTCTCGAATCCATTCTCACGGTGCTCGGTTTCGGCGCAATCTATGCGCTGGTAATCGCCGCCCACATCTACCAGTAGTCAGAACACCCCATAGCACCATGTAGTGCTATTTGACATCCATAGGTGGATACGATATCATGGTATTCACAGTAGTTAACCGTTGTCGTCAGTGACGTGCGACAACCCAACATGTCTATATTCTAGGCAGAAAGTGAGAGAGAGAATGAACAACCAGTTTACGCATAGCTACCTGCTAACCACAGGTACGGCCAAAATCGACAAGTCCCGCGCCAATGCCGGGACGTGGGAAGCGGTACTCTACATGAGTCCAGCCACCGAATCGGTCCCGTACGGCGGCGCGAATATGTGCCCCAATGCTGGAGCATGCGCCGATATCTGCCTGGGGTCCGAAGCTGGCCGCATGGCAATGCCGGGATCGAAACGCGCCAGGATTTCCCGCACGCTGATGTACCTGAATCGGCGCGATGCATTCAAGGCGCAGCTGGTGCGCGAGATCGACGCGCACGTCAAACGCTGTCGGCGCAAGGGTCTCACCCCCGCTATCCGTCCGAACGGCGCGCAGGATATTCGCGGCCTGGGCCTGTTCGTGGCGCGGTATTGCGCCTTGAAGTACGGGTCTGAGGTCAAGGTGTACGACTACACCAAGATCAAGCCGACCCGCATCGACGGGTATCACCTCACCTACTCGCACTCTGAGCGTCCCGAATCTCTCCAGACTTCGCTCGATTGGCTCAAGTCTGGCGGCTCTGTCGCGGTAGTTTTCGGCATCCGCAAGGGTCAACCCCTGCCGGAATCGTGGCACGGTTTCCCTGTCATCGACGGCGACAAGTCTGATGCGCGGTTTATGGATGCGCCTGGGTCTGTCGTCGGGCTGCGAATCAAGGGTAGCCTCAAGAAGTCTGTCGGCAACCCGTTTGTGGTGATCGGGTAGGCCCACGCCTACCCCAACCGTCCAAACTTTGGACAAACGTCTAGATTCTAGACAACAGGAGACAACATGACCAAACCTACCCTTCACTTGAACGGCACTGCCGCCTCTGATCTTCTCGCGCAATACAACGCCGCACACGCTGCGGTACACGCCGCCCTCGAAGCACTGTGCAAGGCCGCGCCACACGGTCGCGACTACTACCCCCAGGACCTATTCCGTGACAACCTGACCTTCTTTCAGGCGCAGGAACAACACGAGGAGCGCCGCCGCAAGCTGGTGTCCGTCCTCGTAGATCTAGACGAACTGCGGACGCATGTCGCGGACAACATGAGATAGGAGACAACATGCCCATCATCACCGTCAAATATCCCAGCGCATGCCGCGCATGCAACCAACCCATCTCCACCGGAGAGCAGGCCAACTACATCAACTCGCGCTTGTTCCATACCGGATGCAAAACCACAGGCGCATACACCCCGCGCCGAAAGCCTGCCGGGTACTACGCATCCAAGCGCGACCCTCGCGGACTGTACACCGTAGCTGGGCGCATGATCGGGCGCGTCCGGTGTGAACACGAGGACTATCCGTGTTGCGGCTGCTAGTTTCTAGATTCTAGACAAACCAACCAAACAGGAGAATAACAATGAATTGGTATAGCTTTCGAGATATGCACAGCGGTGGGACTCAGAAGTCTAAGCACGATATGTACCTGATTGAAGCGGAGTCCGAGTTCAGCGCCGTCACCGTATTCAGAAACGAGACTGGGCGCGACCCCAACCATGTGACCTGCGGGTGCTGTGGGGAGGACTACTCGATTATCGAATGGGACTCTAAAGAGCAACTCATGGAGTCCATGGCTTATGAGCGAGATATGAAGATCATTCCAACATCGCACAAGGAGAACACATGAGCTACGAATTGCAGTACTTCATCGACGGCGCGTGGCAGGAACAGCAGGGCAAGTGGTGCCGCATCGCTGACGCTATGTTCGACGCCAACTTCAACATGGGCAAAGCCCGGGTGATCGAGCACAACAACGGCAAACAGCGCGTTGTGATGACTCGGGAGAACAACTTCGCATGGGAGAGGGTGTAATCATGAAGTGCAGGGTGTTCAAAACTCTGGAGTCGTATGACTCAACGATCAAAGATGTGCTAGGATACATTGCGTGGGCGCTGGTGTATGCGCTGGTGATCTACGCAGCATTCAAGGCGTGAGGTGAGAATGAAGAGAGTTGAGATTACAATCGGCGCGTGTGTGCGCTGTCCGTACAATCGGGAGACACACATCCGCGCCACCAATGGACTGGGCATGCTGTCCGAATGCGCCTACTGCCCCAGCGAACCGCGCTTAATACAGCGCCCAGACGAAGACTTCGGACCCTTCCCTGAATGGTGTCCGCTACCCAATGCAATGGAGGATAAATGCTAACACCTGAACAATTCATCGGCGCGATCTATGCGGTCGCGCTTGCCAACGGATTCACCAACCTGACCGCCGCCGGAGAGCAAGTCGAGAAGGACGGCGCGAAGCTGGTCGAGGAGGAGTGCTTCATCTCCCTGAACGAGGTGGAGTCCGACATCCTTCCTCGCAAGGACATCTCCGGCCACTACAACAACACCGACAAGGCCTTCTTCATGGCGCAAGCGCCCAGCTACAAGTGCTGGCACTACTCGCCGCTGAATGACGGCATCCAGCCCTACGACCGGGACGCGCTGATCAACGAGATCATCGAGAAGGCGCAGTTCCCCGACAAGAAACCAAACAAGAAGTAGATTTGACAATTGCACACTGAGTTGTATACAGTAGTGCTTGGCCGTTCAACAACACCAACCAGTCACAAGGAGACTACGATGTACGCACAGAACTTCATGAAGGCATTGCAGGTCGCGATCAATGCCGAGGTGCCCGTTTGGGTGTGGGGACAGGCCGGGATCGGCAAGTCCTCGATCATCCGCAAGGTCGCCTCGATCTTGAGCCGGGAACACATCGACGTGCGCCCGACGATGATGGACCCGGTGGACATGGGCATCCCCTACATCAAAGACGGCGTCTGCTACCGTGCCACGCCGAACTGGCTCCCTAAGAACGGCGCGACCCTCGTCGCCATCGAGGAACTTCCCGATGCGCCGATGTCCGTGCAGTGCGCCCTCTATCAGTTGGTCCTGGAGCGGCAGCTTGGCGACTACCGCATGCCTGACGGCGCGTACATCTGCGCCACGGGCAACCGCGCCCAGGACGGCGGCAACTACAACCAGCCCCCGGCTCCGTTAATGAACCGCTTCCTGCACATCCAGTTGGAGTCGGCGTTCGACTCGTGGCTGGAGTGGGCGAGTGCTGGCGACAGCAATGTGACGGCGCAGGTTGTTCCCGCGAAGCCAATCACGAAGTCCATCCGGCCCGAACTCCGCGCCTTCTTCGCCTACCGGAAGGATCTCCTCGTGCAGCAGCCGCACAAGAACGACTTCGCGTTCTGCACCCCGCGCTCTGTCGAGTTCCTGTCCCGTGTCCTTGACCAAGACCCGGACAAGGATATCGCTGGCGAGATGATCCAGGGCTGCATTGGGCAGGGTACTGGCCTGGAGTTCCTGGGCTTCCTGCGGATGTGGCAGTCGCTGCCCCAGATCTCTGCGATCTGCGCCGATCCTGGTGGTGTGGCTGTCCCGACTGACCTGTCGGCGTCCTTCGCTACGGCGATCTACCTCAGCAGCAACTGGAACCCGCAGAACAGCAAGCCGATCAGCACCTACATGCAGCGGCTGTCCCCGGAGTACGGTTGCTTGTTCCTCAAGGATG